CCGTTGCCGTAGCCGTTGCCGTTGCCGTTGCCGTTGCCGTTGCCGTCGCCGTAGCCGTGGTTAATTGGCTTGTCTAAGTAGCTCATGATTGAGCAACCTCCGGCGCGGTGCGGATTGATTCAGCCGCGCTGCCAGTTACTGGGATAATCTCAATCGACTCAAGCCATACGGACTCAAGCTCACCGCAAATCTTGCTGTCGTCTTGCTTGATGCCGTGTCGTGCAACGCCTGACAGGCTAATTGATTCTTTAGCCCACCATTTGTACATACGGCGCGCTTTTGTCAAAATCACTTCATTGCCTGCTTTTTGTTTCAGTACACCGAACCAAACGCCGGCAGAATAAGTGCGAATAATCACTTCTTTGCCGATGGCGTAGTCATTAATGCCTTTTGCCTCTGTAACTGTTACAGGCGGCAATGGTTCTTCGCTGACTTCTTCCTGTTCACGCATATTGATTGCGCTTGCCACCAGTTCTTCCATCATCAATAACAAGTCTTTTGTGTTGCTTACTTCAAATTTCTTTACTTGCATTTTGTATTTCCTTGTTTATCAAGTGTTTAAAAAAATTTACCGTCATAGGCTGTTATCTTTTAGGCCGCCTATCGCCTGTAACCGTTTGTTCGATTTCCCCCATCTTTCGATGTCTTGCTATCGGCTATTGCCTACCTGAAGGGCGGTTACTACGCTTTCGAGTTGTTAAAGAACTGTGTTTTGCTTCGATGTGTGTATTATAGCAAAGCTAAATAGAATGTAAATAGCAATGCTAAGAAATTTTGCTATATTTTTGCTATATGTTGATTTAAAAGAGAATTTATTTTTGCTATCTGAAAGACACTTCAGCGAACGCCTGCGGATTAGCAAGAACGGAAAAAGAAAACCGCCTAGATAGGCGGCTTGTTGATTTTTGAATCACAGAAAGAAGATAAAGTCAAGGCCATAGCTAGCTGATTTCCTGTAATAGCTAGCTGATTTCATGAAATGAACTAGTTGATTTCATGTTTGATATACAAAAAAGCCCGCAATACGCGGGCTATGTTTAGATAACTGGCAGGTAGCAACATCGGCAACCTGATTTGTGCGTACATTGTGCATGGGGTAAAACAGGGGCTTCAGACGACCTGTATGTCTTGCCGCTTTGCGATTTACAAAACTTGCAACTATCAGGGCAGCCTAAAATCTCAACCTTTTCATACTGTTTAAGCTCTTGCCGTGATTTCGCGCGGAACAGCAACATCAACGGCGCAGCAGAATCAACAAGGCTACATGATGAAAACTCATGATAATAAAGCCATTTAGGGATTTTGCTTAATCCCCAAACAAAGTTAAACGCGGCAATGATACGCGCGGCATTTAAATCGTCATCGCTTATTCCGTCCAGTATCTCTAGGGTTTCTGAAAATATAGACTCCAAGATTTCAACATCTGACGGCTCAGGGTATCGCGCCCAGTATTCTTGAGGGGATACCCCCGAAAACAGCCCGCGCGGTTGCGGTTGTGATAATTCATAATCAGCAACCGTTCGGCACGCCGCCGATACGTCTCCTGATCGGATTTGCTGCAAACTGAGTCTGTATGCTTCGTCTCTATCTATCATGCAATCACACTCCACCAAAACACACGACCGATGATGTTAATTTCATCTGCGTCGGCTTCTTCATCTGGGTAGGCTTCGGAATTGTAGCTTTTGATTCGGATTTTGTTATCAGGCAGTTTTTGCAGGATTTTTGTCCGCAATAACCCGCCGTGATTGACGGCGTAGATTTTGCCGTCCTTGATGACCTTGTCTGCGGTATTGATGCCGAGTGTCGCGCCGTCGGGAAATACCGGCTCCATACTGTCGCCGTCCGCGCAAACGCAAACCACATCGGCGGGATTGATGCCGTGCCGTCTAAGCGTTGATTTTGAGAAGCGCAGTTTGTAGCCATTGTAGTCCGCAATGTCGTCTGAAAATCCATTCCCCGCCGATAGGTGTATATCTTTGTAGAACGGGACTTCACAATCATCAGCCGATAACGGCGTCTTGCTGTCCCAAACGTCCAACGTGCCAATTACGGTAGCGTTTGATTCAGGCTGTCTAAATTCATCTTTGCTATCAAGCCACCCACGCGGCAGGGATAGCACGTCCTCAATTTGAGCCGCCGCGCCATTGCCTATATTCCGATAACCGTTAAGCCACTGATTGACTTGTGCCGGTGCTTTTTCTATGGCTCGGGCAAACTCTGCCTGACTGCCATTAAACCGTCTTTCAATCAATTCTTTCACTTTATCAAGTCTGCTCATTTCTTACTCCCAGCTAAATCAATTGTTTATATTTTAAAGCAACGCTATATATAACAATGCTACTATTTTGCTTGCTTTTTGAAAATAGCTTTGCTAAACTGTTGCTACGTTGAATATAGCAAGGTTGAAATATGAACTTAATTGAATATTGCGCTATTCGCGGTAATCAATCTTACTTAGCAAAAAAGACTGGTATTGCACCAGCATTTATTAATCAGATTGCGCGAGGTGTCAGAAGTGTGCCGGTTCAGTCAGCGGCAGCGATTGAAAAGGCTACAAACGGGGCAGTAACACGGCAAGAGATGTTTCCAGACACTTGGAAAGAGATTTGGCCGGAACTGAAAAGGAAAACCCCACGCAGGAACGTGGGGCAGGGGTGAGGCACGAGGCCTGCCACAAAAAGAGGGAACATGATAGACCAAAAACAGACACAGTGCAAGAAGATTGTCGAGTATATCCGCGCAAACGGACATATCACATCACTGGAAGCATACGAGAAACTGAAGATTACTCAGCTATGCGCCCGAATCTCTGACTTGGAGAGCAGGGGATTTGTTTTCAATAGGCCGAAATACAAGGTCGGCAACTGTAAAAACCCGGTCGCCCATTACTCAATCGCCAGGTCAGGAATTGAACTATGAATGAATTTATCCCAAACAGTTTTCAGGTTGCAAACTCGGTTATCGATGAATACCTGTCGCAGATGAGCGGGAACGCCCTTAAATGCTACATCTTGATTGTCCGGAAAACAAGAGGCTGGCAGAAAACGCATGACAGTCTTTCGATTTCTCAGATTCAAAAATTTACCGGAATCAGGAAAGAAGAAACGGTTCAGAAAGCTATTAACGAGCTGATCGATTTAGGGCTGATTGGCAAGCAAAGCAGAATCGGATTGCCGAACGAATATTTTTTAATTTCAGACCCCAAAAAAGGGGTAACACCACCCCCGAAAAATGGGGTACCCCCTGAAAACGGGGTACCCCCAAAAAAAGGGGTAACACCACCCCCGAAAATGGGGGTAGGACCACCCCCAAAAAAGGGGGGTCACATAAATACAAAAAACAAAAAACAAATATCTACTAACGTAGATATTAATACAGTGCACGAAAAAACAGCAAAAAAACCGACCAAGCATGAAGCCGATTTAGCACTGTTGGCAGAGCATGGAATTGACGGGCAAATCGCTGAAGATTTTTTGACAATCCGAAAAGCAAAACGCCAGCCACTGACTGAGACGGCTATGCGCCTGATTGCAAGTGAGGCTCAAAAAGTTGGCATGACGGCATTTCAGGCAGTTGTTTTTTCCATTGGCAACGGCTGGGGAAGTTTCCGCGCTGATTGGGTCAGGAATAAAACCTTTGGCAAACAGTCTGGTGGAAATGGTGGCTTAACCCACAACATGACGGCTGATGTACTGGACGGCAAAGTATACGGCGATCAGCCGACAACAGATTTCTAGGGGGTGGATATGGCTTTGAAAAGTACCGCCGATTTTTTAAAAAACTATGGCAACGCCAAAACGGAAACACGCAAATGTGCGGAGCATGGCGAGTATTTGGCGAAAAGTGTTTTCCGCAACGTTTGGACTGATTGCCCGATTTGCGGAAAGCTGAAAGCGGCAAAAGAAGCTGTTGAATATGCCGAACGCCTTGTTAGTGAGTTAAAGCAAGATGAAATGTCAAAACGCATTGGGCGATCAGGCATTGCAGAGCGGTTTAAAAATTGCCGAATTGAAAATTTCAAGGTCAATGAAAGCGTGATCGGAATGGCAAGGGCGAAAGCCGCCGCCGCCGACTATGCGGAAAACTTCGAGGATGTTTTGCAGACCGGGAGGAGCATGATTTTTTCAGGCAAGCGTGGCACTGGGAAAAATCATTTGGCCTGTGGCATTGCTCACAAGGTGATCGAATCGGGGCGCAGTGCAGTGGTAATTACTGTCGGCGATATGTTGCAGACCGTGAAAGACAGTTTCAACGGCGGAAGCGAGAAAGAGGCTGTTGGAACTTTTGTAAAACCTGAATTGCTGGTGCTTGATGAATTTGGCGCGGGCAACCTGTCAGAAACGGATGGTCGGATTTTGTTTTCGGTGATCAACGGTCGATATGAGCGGCTTATGCCAACGCTGGTGTTGACTAACTTATCGGCTAAAGATTTCCGCGAAAACGTTGATGCCCGTATCAGAGACCGCTTGAGAGATGGAGGCGGCAAGTTGATACCGTTTGACTGGGATAGTTACCGTGCGTGAAACCTGCTACCACTGCCTACACGCAGATTTTAAAGCCGAAGCAAACGGCACAATGCGCGGATTTGCAAGATGCACACCTGAACGCACTGGATGCCGTGTTATATGCGGCCTTCGCGAAAAACTACGAATCACTGAGAGTGGCAGTCAACCGCGTGGAAAGATTGATTGAAAAGAAATACGGAAAGGGAAACGAGAAATGAAAAATTGGTTAATTGAGAAATTGGGCGGCGTGAGTAAGAAAGACCACGAAGCAGTTATTGTGGCCGCGAATAGCTTAAAGAACATGGCCGATGATTACAGTCAGAGAATTTCAGACGGCCTGAAAGAAAAAGCCGAAATGGAAAAGGCGGCGGAAATGGTCAGCGCGAACCTGTCGGAAACAATCAGCCGTCTGAACGATGAAAAACGCACTTCCAACGGCTTGATGGCAAAGATGACCGCTCAAACGCAGAAAATCGAAGAACTGCAAGCGGAAATCGAAGCGAAGAACGCAGAGCTTGCACGAGTGAAATCAGAGATTATCGCAACCTTAGAAATCAAAGCCGATACGGCGCTGAAAGCAGAAATCCAACGTCTGCGAGCTGAATTGAAGTTACTGAAACGCAATAAATTCAAGCGAGGCCGCAAATGATGACACTGTTTTTAATTGGGCTTGGTGCGATAGCTGCACTGATCGGAATTACTGTTTTGGTAGATATGCCGCCGGTTGATGAATTTGGACGATGCGAAAGGAGTAGGCGAAATGGAAACGCGCAAATGCTCAAAATGCGGGGAAAGAAAGCCTATCAACAAATTTTATAAAAAAGGCTTCAATAAACAAGGGATTCAGCAATACGCCGGCACATGCCGTCTGTGTCAAGCTGAATATCACGCGAAATATTACGCGGCTAAGAAAGCAAAATTGCCAGGCATACGCCGTCAACCGAAAGAGTTTACAGACGCAGACGAAGAACGGCTGTTCTCAGCCAAGCGCGGCGCAGTAAGCATGAATATTTCGGCAGAGCTTGCAAACGAGGCTTGCCCACAATTAGACCCTAAAAACTGGCCTATCGGCGTAGCGGAAAGCATTTACAAACAATTCGGCATGAAATGGAGCTATTTATGAAACTCGCAGTATTTTTGATTTGCGTATCGGTCGTAGTGTTGGCGATCGGATTTGTCGAATGGGTCGCTAAGAAAGTACGCAACCAAGATGATGAATGGGGTGGTCATTGGCCGTATTGAAATCTGTATTACTTCCATACCCTAGTAGCCTATTGAATCCAAATAGGAAAGCCAATAGGCACGTTAAAGCGAAGATTTTTAAAAAGACCAAAAGCGAGGCGTACGAGATAGCCATGCAGTCAGGACTAAAGGGGATTCAGCAAAGGAAGCTGAGATTGCTGTTTTCCCCTCCTGATAGGAGACGGCGAGATATAGACAACATGTTGGCAAGCATGAAAGCTTCTTTGGATGGTATTGCTTTAGCGATTGGGTGTGATGATGTTGAGTTTTGTCCTGTAATTTTAGACCGTGCACCTCCGGTAAAAGGTGGTTCGGTATTGGTGGAGTTTTACGAATGAGTAGAGACGAATTGAGGTTATTGGCGTTGTCGTATCGAAATATTGACTGGCGTTTAAATCTCCGAAGCAGGAGTAAGTCAACACTTAAAAACCGCGCGAAGAGGATGAGGCGCAAGGGTAAACAGGCCGTCTGAAATTCTAATTAGAACGGATGGCAGTCTAATTAGAACGGGAAAGGATTTGAAATGGCGGTCAATGTTGCGGTAGTGAAAACGCCGGCCGGAACGCTTGCGCCGGCGACGGCATACGATGCGGAAATCCTGCGGGATTATGCCGCCGGCCGGCAGTTGAAGGTGGAAATCAAGCAGATGGGAAACCGCAGTTATCAGCACCATAAGCTGTTTTTCGGCGGGCTTTTGCCTTTGGCGTATGAATACTGGGTGCCATCGGGAGGGCTGGTGACGGACGGGGAGCAGAAGCTGATCAGCGGTTTTGCGCGGCGGCTTGAGGCCATGCATTCGAGCGGCGGCTTGTTTTTGGAGTTTGCCGACGAGTTTGTACGGATGGTGGCGGCAAAGCGGGGCGAGAGAATCGGTGCGGTGCTGCAAAGCATGGAGGCTTTCCGCAAGTGGCTGACGATTGAGGCGGGGTATTTCGATGTTTACGAGACGCCGAACGGATACCGCAAGGAGGCGAAAAGCATCAGCTTCCACAGTATGGGTCAGGAGGAGTTCAACCGGTTTTACCGGGACTGCTTTCAGGTGGCTTGGAACATGATGTTGTCGTCGAAGTTTGAGTCGGAGGAGGCCGCAGAACGGGCGGCTATGGAGATGATGGAGATGGGCGGATGAAGGATAGATTGGTTGAAGTAGTCATAGATAAGTTCAGGGATAAGATTGATAAAGGCGGCCATCCATACATAGAACACTTGTGCCGTGTTGCTGATGGGGCGGAAGAACTTCAGGTTGGGTCTTATATGACGGGTTTTTTGCATGATACGTTGGAGGATACCGATTTGACGGCAGATGACTTGTTCTTACTTGGCGTAAGTAACTCAGTTATCAACCGTGTCAGCATGTTGACCAAGCCGCATGATATGCCGTATGAAAAATACATCGATCGTATAAAAAATTATGCGCGGAAAAATAAAGACAAAATTATTTTGGCAGTCAAGATTGCCGACTTAAACGACAACCTAAACGTATCAAGATTAAAAATGTTGAAGGATGAAGATTTTAAAAGGTTGGTGCGTTATATGAAGGCAAGGCAAAAATTATCTGATGTTTTAAATTATTTACAGGGGCATAGATGAGCAAAATTACGCAGTCGGCACGCGGCGAGCGTTGTCAGATACGGTTCCCGGGTGTTTGCAATCATGACCCGGAAACGACGGTGTTCGCGCATTACCGCTTGGCGGGCTATTGCGGCACGGGCATCAAGCCGCCCGACTTTATGGGCGCGTATGCCTGTTCGCGCTGCCACGATTTGGCCGATGGGCGGCTGAAGGCGGATTGTGCGGAAGGGGAAATTCAGACGGCCTTCGCGGAAGGCGTAATGAGGACTTTGGTTTTGTTGCATGAAAAAGGGTTAATCAAGCTATGAATCAGCAAGAATTTGAATTTATGAACGACTTGGCGCGGGCTTTTGAGCGTCGTTACCGTGATACGCGCAGCCTAAATAGATGTTTGAGTATCGAAGGCCGCTATATGGGGGAGGAAGTTTACCCGCATGAGCCTGAAATCGGCTTGAGATACGGCGAAGATGCCATGTTTCTGACTTTGCAGGCATGGGCGAAGGTGGATGCGCCGCAACAGGAGGCCGTCCGTATTTCGTTCGGCATCGGTGCGAAGTCCCAGGCGGCCTACGAGGAACGCTTGCAGGCGGAAATCAGGCGGCGCGGCGAACAGCCCCTGCATTCGCAGACGGATTTAGGCTTGGCCGCGTGGTATGGGGCGATACGGCAGGCGGCAGGGGACGATTTTGATTTGTTGTTTGAGAAGGTTTGATTTTCTTTACGGTTGCGGTATGATTGCGGAAATTAACACTTCTTAATGAAAGATGGGAAATGGCATATATCAACATACTGGCTGGCGATTTTCATAAAGGGAAAGCCGTCTTAAAAAAAGATTGTATTGTTCTTCTTCGCGGCGAGAAGGTTGCACTGCTTGATATTGCAGGTTATGAGGTGCAGGACGGCGGTGTGATAGAGGTTGTGTTTTTTGATGGCCGCCGAATGCTGGTGGAGAAGGACGACGCATTCCTACAAGCGGTGAAGGTCGTCCTTTATAATGAACCACAAAACCCAGAAGAGCGGCGGCAGCAATACAACCAAAGGCAGGTTAATTCTGCGGCTAAGGCAAAAAAAGCAAAGAAAATCAAGCTGATTGTTGGCGGTATTTTTGTTTTGCTATTTGTTGCTATGTGCGCTGTGCCGAAAAAGGAATTAACGCCTGAAGAGCAGGCGGTCGCCGAAAAGCAGAAAATTGATGGGAAAATTGCTTCAGGTGTACGGGAATTTAAGTACGACAAGAAAGCTTATCCGAAGTTATACAAGAAGTGGGGCGAGAAGGCTGTCGAGGAAATGAACGGTTATTTGCCACGGATAGCCGAACATGTTGCCCGAGAGGATTCATGCGATACGGTAGAAAGTGTTGATATTTCAGATGCGCGCAGCAACCCGAAAGCAAAACAAATGGTTTTCTTCGTAGATTGCAGGAATGGCAAACGCTTTTTTGTATCTACTGACGACCTTAATTCCGGCCGAAAATCAACCGCTGAACAGGATAAAAAGATTGATAATTCAGCTGTCATCAGTCAGTGTGATGCGGCAATTAAAGCTCAATTGAATCATCCCGGAACGTTTGATCCGCACATCCTGGACACGGCAACCGGAGTAAATCCGAATGGTAATATCTTGGTTACCCGTGGATTTACGGCTAAAAACGGACTTGGAATGCAGGTTGATTATCGGGCATATTGCGTTATCACAGACAATAAAGTGGAAGTTTCGGTTGAACAGAAATAGCAAAAACCCCTTGCATGTGCAGGGGGTTTGTTTTATATTCCCATTCACGAGGCGTCGAAAACCTCTTCCTACACGGCATTCACCCCGTCAGCGTGAATTTTTTACGTCCATAGTTTCCTTGGTGTTTTGCTTCGATAAAGGTTTCCTATGGCCGCGAGGGCTGCGAATACAAGACCCGATTAATCGGGGAATAAGCACGGCTCTTGTAGGGAGTTTTCGAACCTCGCGGCCGCCCGTTTCGGGCAATTTCGAAAATAACCAAAGGAAACCATCATGAACAATTCAGTTCAATCTTTTAATTTCAACCAAAACCAAATCCAAGTCATCAACAAAGACGGCGAAGCATGGTTTATAGCTTCGGAAATCGCCGCCATGTTCGGCTATCGAGATTCACACAATCTGACACGTATCTTAGATGACGATGAAAAGGGTACTCATAACGTGAGTACCCTTGGCGGGAAACAAGATGTATCAGTCATCAACGAAAGCGGTTTCTACCATGCCGCATTCAAATCCCGCAAGGCAGAAGTTAAACCGTTCCGCAAATGGGTAACGGCCGAAGTTTTGCCCGCCATCCGAAAAACTGGCAGTTATTCAGGCCGTCTGAAACCGAAAGCCCCGCGCAAAGCCCTGCCGTCCGGCTTGACCCATGAGCAACAGGCGGAAGTCAAAGCACTACACAACATCCTGATTCAGTCCGTGCCGTTTAAGAAACAGAAGGCTTTGGCAATTACCTTGTGGAGCGCGGTCAAGTCAAAATTCAAGGTCGGTTACAAAGACGTGCCGCCAGAACAGTTTCCCGAAGTGTTGAGCCTGATGGCGCGGGTGGCCGTGGAAAAAGGGGCGCAATACCGCGAAGCCGAAGCCGTGAATCTGGAAACCGTGCCGAAGCTGTTTGCCAATCAGGCCAATATCCCGTTCGACTTGAAACGGGATGCCTACTACGCCGTAACGGTGAAGAACGGGAAAATCTACCGCTATTCCCTAAACTACGCCTTGATGCCGCGTGAAGACAGTCTGATTCCGTGCCTCGCACATCAGGTTAAATATGGATTGGGGAATTAAATTCCCCATCTATCAAATTTTCAGACGGCCTGTTGTTTTTTCCAGCAATAGGTGTATAATTCAAATCGTTACCCTTGCGGGGCTTTTCGCACGCCCAAAGGATATGAATTTCTAAGCCCGTACATAACAATGTGCGGGTTTTTGCGTTTTCGGAGCGTCTGAATGTGAGCTTCTGCCTGTACAGGTAGCGGCGTTTGAATTTTCAGGTTTTCTAGCCATGCCGTAACAGGCAAAAGGCAAAAGGGGCGGCGTAGCCGTTGAGGAAGATGCCGCGGACGCTTCCAAATCCAACTAGGGGTCGCGCCCTACATACGATAGTGAGCCTTAACAAAACGCGGTGCGAGTGAGACGCGTTTGCCCGACCTGATGGTTGTCATGCCAAGACAGACTATAAAGCGGTTCTTGCACTTCGCCCTATGCCTTGCCGGTGTAGGGCGTTCCATTTTTCCTGTGAGTCGAGTGTGTTTTAGCCGTCTAATTCTGAGAGGGATCGGAGTTAGACGGTTTCTTTTTTTGAGGAGGTGCTATGAGCGACACAAAACGCAAAACAGGCCGTCCGAGTAAATACAGCGACGAGATGGCAGAGAAGATATGCGAGAAAATCGCAAATGGCAGAAGCCTGCGCTCAATATGCGCTGAAGATGGTATGCCTGCAACATCAACCGTGTGTAAGTGGCTGATTGAGAATAAAGAGTTTTCGGAACAATACGCGCGAGCCAGAACTAGGCAGGCAGATTATTTTTTCGAGGAAATAGTGGAAATCGCCGATAGTGTCGAAGCTGACAGTGCGGCGGTGGCGAAAGCAAGGTTACAGGTTGATGCGCGTAAATGGGCGGCTTCCAAGATTGCACCGAAGAAATACGGCGACAAGCAAGAAATTGACGTTAAATCGAGCGATGGCAGCATGACGCCAGCGGTACGGCTTAATGCCGAAGAATTTCGCAAGATTGCTGAAGATGTTTTGAACAAGGTTTAGCATAAAATGCTAATCCTATGGACGGTTAGATTGCCATTTTTATGCAATTTCGCAAAGGAATTTAAAATAAAATGGCACTAGAGCAATTCAATGAAGCTGAAATTTCGGTAATCCGTGATTTAAGCTCAATTAATTTGTATATGTTCACGCGGTGGATGTTCCGCGAGCGGCGAGGCTACCAGTGGACGCAGGCAAGACACCACGCCCTAATCTGTAACGCGCTTGAGCGTGTTTTCAACGGCGAGACCAAACGCCTGATTATCAACATACCGCCGCGCTACTCTAAGACAGAGATTGCGGTAGTGAATTTCATCGCTTGGGCGATGGGTCGCGTACCGGACAGCGAGTTTATCCATGCGAGCTATTCGGCGACGTTGGCTGTCAATAACTCAGTGCAAATCCGGAACTTGGTGCAACATGAAGAGTACCGGTCAATTTTCCCAAACGTTGAGCTTGAGAGCGAAAGCAGCCATCACTGGAAAACAACGGCTGGTGGTGTGATGTACGCGACAGGCGTAGGCGGTACGATTACAGGTTTTGGTGCAGGCAAACAACGCGAGGGCTTTGGAGGGTGCATCATAATTGACGACCCATCGAAGGCTGACGAAGCGCGAAGCCAAGTTAGACGGCAAAACGTTATTGATTGGTTTCAAAACACGCTTGAATCACGAAAGAACAGTCCAGACACGCCGATTATCCTGATTATGCAACGCCTGCACGAGAACGACTTGGCAGGCTGGTTGCTTGATGGCGGTAACGGCGAAGAGTGGGAACACCTTTGCCTACCTGCTATTCAAGACGACGGCACGGCATTATGGCCTGAAAAGCACGATATCGACACACTGCGCCGAATGGAGCAGGCCGCGCCGTATGTGTTTGCCGGGCAGTATTTGCAAAAACCTGCGCCGCCTGATGGTGGTACGTTTAAGCCTGATAATATCCAATTTGTTAAGGCATTACCTGCTGGTAATATCAGATGGGTTCGCGCGTGGGACTTGGCGTCCACTGCGAACGACGGCGACTACACGGCAGGCGGTAGGCTTGGCGTTGCTGAAGATGGGCGGTATATCATCGCCAACATTGTGCGCGGTCAGTATGGCGCAGACGAGCGAGACAGAATATTGCGAAACACGGCGCAAAAAGACGGCGTGAAAACGAAAATATCTATCCCTCAAGACCCCGGTCAGGCTGGCAAATCGCAAACCTTGTATCTGACCCGTCAACTGGCGGGTTTTTCTGTATCTGCTAGCCCTGAATCGGGCGACAAGGTAACGCGAGCCGAGCCATTCGCCGCGCAAGTCAACATCGGTAACGTGATGTTGTTGGATGATGGCACATGGGACACAGACGCGCTTATCGCTGAAATGCGGATGTTCCCGAACGGTCAGCACGACGACCAAATCGACTGCTTAAGCCGTGCGTTTGGCGAGCTACTAGACACCCGAACGGGTATGATTGATTACCTGCGCTTGCAGGTTGAGGCAAACAAATGAGTAAAAAGACACCTTTATCACAAGGCTTTATCTCCCGCGTGGCCGCTGGTGTCCGTTACGCCTTTACCGGCAACGCGGACGGGTGGTTTGACGCGGGCGAGCCTTTAGCCCCTGTCGCACAGCAGGCAGAGGGTCGGCGGTTCGATTATGAGCCGTTCTACAACGTAGGGCATTCCAAACCGCGCGAACGTGAGGCAATAGGTTTTGCACAATTGCGCGCCCTTGCCGATAACTACGATGTGTTGCGGTTGGTTATCGAAAAGCGCAAAGACCAAATGGAAAGCTTGAAGTGGACGATTCAGAAACGCGATATCGAATCAACCAAAGATAACGAATCACAACGCAAAGACCGAAAGGTCGATGAAGCGATCGCATTTTTCCAATCGCCCGATAAAGAGCATACATGGGCGGACTGGTTGCGTATTTTGCTGGAAGACCTGTTTGTTATTGATGCGCCTTGTATCTATCCGCGCAAAACACTGGGCGGCGACTTGTACGCCATTGAAGTGATAGACGGGGCGACGATTAAGCGCGTGTTGGACAATACAGGCCGTCTGCCATTACCGCCTGATACAGCTTATCAGCAAATCTTGCACGGCATGGCGGCGGTTGACTACACGGCAGACGAATTGATTTACCGCTCACGAAACAACCGAAGCTATAAGGTTTACGGTTATTCGCCTGTTGAGCAAATCATCATGACCGTGAATATTGCCCTGAAGCGGCAGCTTCACGCGCTGGAATACTACACGGCAGGCAGCGTGCCTGACGCTTTAGTCGGCGTGCCTGAAACATGGGCGGCTGATGATATTAAACGCTTTCAGGAGTATTGGGATTTACTGCTGTCAGGCGAAACAGCGGAACGGCGCAAAATGCGTTTCGTGCCGGGCGAGTTGGCTAGAAACTTTAAAGAGACGAAACAGCCGCCGCTGAAAGACGTTTACGACGAATGGCTGGCGCGTGTCGTCTGCTTTGCGTTTAGTGTCGAGCCTACGCCGTTCGTGGCGCAGGTAAACCGTAGCGTGGCGGAAACGAGCCGTGAGCAATCACTTTCAGACGGCATGAGTAGTCTGAAAAACTGGGTAAAAGCCCTAATTGATGACGTGCTTGCCCGATACATGAATATGGCGGCTTATGAGTTTGTCTGGAAAGAGGAAGAATCACTCAATCCAAAAGAACAGGCTGAAATCTATGCCATCTACAAAAACGCTGGCATTTTGACCGCTGATGAAATCCGCGCCGAACTGGGCAAAGAGCCGTTACCGGAGCAGGATAATCCCGATCCGAATCAGCAAGACGACCAACAGCCTGAAGAACAGCCGAACCAAGAGGCTGAAAAGCTGGGAAAGTCGGAAAGCCCGATGAGCGAAGACGAAGCCGCCGCGCTTATTGAGGCTTATTTGCTGACGCGTGTTGACGGCTTAGCTGAACAGATAACCGCGCTGATTGCTGGTGCGGCTGTTGACTGGCAGGCTGATGACCTGATCGCCGAACTAAATCGGGTAGCGAAAATCGTTACCGACGGTTTGGACTTTGGCGAGTGGTCGGGTTTGTCTGATGTGGTTGAGCCGATAATCAGGCGAGCGGCGGAAGACGGGGCGGTTGCCGCCTTGTTGCATGTAATGCCTGACCCTGCTGTCGGTATGGTTACGAATATTCGCATCCGTGCCGTCAAGTGGGCGCATGAACGCGCTGCCGAAATGGTCGGTATGAAGTGGGTGGGCGGCGAGCTTATCCAAAACCCTGCTGCCGAATGGCAAATCACAGAGGGAACGCGCGAAATGATACGCGGCCAAGTGGTGGAAGCCATGCAAAACGGCGACAGTGTGCAGGAATTGGCAGGCCGTCTGAAAGAATCTCACGCTTTCAGCAATACCCGCGCCCGAACTATTGCCCGAACTGAGACGGCGATGGCGGACGGCATGGGCAACCTGATAGGCTGGGAAGAGACCGGGCTTGTTTCCGGCAAGCAGTGGCTGACCGCTGAAGACGATAAAGTGTCAGAGATTTGCAATACCAATGGGGATATGGGCGTTATTGGGCTGCATGAGCATTTTGCGCATGGTTCGCCGACGATTCCAGGGCATCCTAATTGCAGATGTACGGTTATCCCTGTTTTGGCAGAGGATATGCCTAAATCTTGATTCCTTTGGGTAAAGTGAGTGTGTTTGCCGCCTCTTCGTGGGGCGGCTTTTTTTGGGGGCACGAA